CAATTATATTTTTTAAAAACCACCAAAACCACTGCCATAATTACTGCTATTTAGTGGTGCATTAAATATGGTTGCTGATTGCTCATTAGACATCTGCATAATGGTTTGTCTTAATACTAATAACTCTTGTTGTTTGTACTCAGGCATAATCAACTGTATAGATTCCTGATCTAAGCGATCTTCGAATACCTTCTTTGCTGTTCCATAAGCTATATACTGCCACCACTGTGCAAGATGTGGCTTATCAGTGCTTTGTAATAGTTCAGTTGGTCTGGCATACACTTCAGCATCAACACGATATGCCATGTCTGGTATAGGACGTAATGTAAATTTATTATCAAAATAAAGAACACTTGTAGGTTTAGATGCTGTATATGGTTTAGATTGGCAGTAAATAGGAGTATTTAATGCAGGACATTCTGGCGCAGCTGAATAAATTATATTCCAAACTCCAGTCACATAGTTAATAGCACCAGGAAATATAGGCGCACCAACTTGGTTTAATTCACCAGTTGTTAAAGGTAATCCACTTGCAGGATCAATAGTAGGAGTATCTACCCATGTTAAAGCTTTATTATTAGAATCTATAGACGTAAATGTTACATTACCAGGTTGTACCGGTTTATAAGATAATGTTCCATTAAATATCTGCGTAACTCCATCACCAGTTCCAACTAGTTCTTTAATGGTCGCTGATGAGAACATCTTGTAGAATTGATCTCTTGACTGGGTAAAGAATGACTGTACGCCAGCAATATAAATAGGCCCATGAACACTACAAACTTTATTGATAAAGTTATACATAGGATCGTCCGGATTGACGGTATTGTTTTCATAAGTATCTATATTAGGACTTGTATAAAAGGTTAATATTTTTCTTAAAGCAAATAATCTCAGATGATTTGGAAAATCATAAAGCACAAACGTATTAACATAGTCATCAATCTGTTGATCAGTTAACTGATTAACAGACGGAGATCTTGTTAAACGGCGAACTTTCGTTCGGATCTGTGCTAACGTTGAAAGACTTGTATCTATAATTGGCATAGCCCCCCCAGACCTTTGATTCTAATGCGGCAATGTATTACGCATTGCAGCGTTTAAATTATATGGATTCTCTCCAACAGGTAATACTTGCGCACATGTATCAATGTGGATCGATATCCCATTTATTGGATCAGTCCAGTTATCTACAGGTACAGCAAATACATCAAACCTAGTTGCATCCACATTCACCGTAAATGTATCTAATCCAGTAACTGTAATTTCGCCCAAGTAGTTATTTAACTGCTGCATACCATCAGCTTGCGGTATAATAATACGAACAACCATCCCAGTAGTGTATAAATGATTAACCTTAGTAGTTATCACTGCTGGATTAGTATTTGTTATCGCTGTTATTATGCGAAAAGCCGGCTGGAAGATCGGATTGACTTCACAAAAACACAAGGACATAAATCACCTACAGTTTAATCACACCTACAGGTTCAGCAGTATACAATCTTGGTGCAGAGCCAAAATCATCTTCAGGCATAAAATCTAGTGGCACGAATGAACATCGTTTGGTGAACTTACCAATTTTCATTTGGTTCTTACCTTCTGCATCTAATTCATAAGCATGCACTGGATAGCCAATATTGTTTAAATGCTTAGCTACTCCATAAGGTAATTGCCTAACTTCACCATCTTTTAATGTATAATCTGTTACAGGATCACCTTCATGTAAGTGAACACTGAAAAAGAATTCAGAACCTGGTGATTCATGATATTCAAATCGTCCACGTACCAATTTAGCATCACGTTGACGTTCAAGTTCCCAATTCTTCTTAGATTTTCCAATTGCAGGTGCATTAGTTACTTCTTCTGCCTTAATTTCTTTGTCTGTATTTAAACTTTTTCTTATCTGTTCAGCCATAGTTTTCTCCTATAAAAGGGGATCCCACGATCCCCATATATGTTTAACAATATCTAGTTACTTACTAATTAGATGATGTTCCACCTTCCCAGTGGACTTCATCACCTGCTGTGCCAGCAGGTGCCCACAATAAACCAGCAGCATTAGTAGATGATAATCTAATGCCTGTAAATTCATTGTTTTTAAGGGCAGCATTAATAGATGTGTTATATGCCATTGCAATACCAACTGGTACCATTTCAGCAGGTGTAAATGCTGGAATGGCAATTGTTGGGAATGCAAATGCTGTATATCCGGTCGTATCTACGTTTATTGAGAATGTAGATGCGTTGATAACAGTAACAGTTACTAATTGACCACTAAGTTCGGTCATCCCACATTCCTCAGGAATGTTAATACGTACTAATTGCCCTGTGGTCAAACTGTGATCAACAAGAGTTGTTACTACACCGGCAGCAGCTTGTGTTACATTACAAATCACACGTCTTGCTGGGTAGAATCTATTATATTCATCAACGTTAGCAGCAATAAGACGATATGTAATACCTGCACCAGCAGCTACAACTACACCAGGAGCTGTTGCCAAAGCATTAGCTAAACGGAAACTGGTTGCAGGGACAACAGTATCAATACTGAAATCTAAACCATTAAGATTTGTTTGTGCTGTATTAGTCATACGAACAATAGCACCTGTAGCTAAACCTGTTGTATCATTAGTTAAATATACAGGTTGTACTGCGTCTGAACCTGCTGAGTTTTGCAGTAACACAGCAGCGCCAGGTGTTTGAGTGGAACTATCTACTAAAGTAAACCCGCCACAGTTCATTGAAGAAAGTGTTGGTTGAATATATACACCACCAGCAGACCAACCTTTAACGATACCATCATTGGCATCCATTCTTTTATGCCAGTACCATTCAATACCGGTAGATGCAACAATACCCGCATCGGTTCTTGTCCAGTTATAAACTCTAAACCAATCGAAACCAGAGACTGACTTAATCGTGTAGTCGTTACCCGTTGCAATGAAGTCGCCCTGTAAAAAAGTTGTTCCTATCATTTTATATCCTAAAAGTTACAGGGTTAATTTGCCAACGTACAACGTACTTTTGAGATCCAACGATCGTTTGCGACCTTGCTGGCCGTACACATTTTCCAACATCATTCTGTTACTTTTATGACCTCTTGTGAGGCGGGTCAGATTCTTCGATCCAACCTCTCATAGTTACCCATGAGTTCAGACTATCGCTTCACCCTTGTGGGTGTCTTCTCACTTAGTCGTTCACGCTACAGCAGTGCTGCTTGCGCCTTGTTGTCCCATAAGGAGTTCCAAGTCAATCAGAGAAGATTTTACTACGGCAGGTTTGTTTACCGTATCAAAATTTGCGTAAGGTGAATCGTAGATTCCAGGACGATGGATAAAGCTTGCTGTATATTTGTCTAAGCGAAGGGTAAAGTATGCTTCCATACCAGCAAAGAAGTTGTTATAAACATCTCTTCCAAGCCCTGAAGCACCTCTATCAACTGAACCTTCAGATGACAACATAAATCTTACAGAACCAACTGTACCCCATTCACTCTCGCTAAGAGAATTCTGACTAGGATAGTTAGCTGCATGCAAGAACCCAGGAACGCCCTCTAATTGATCAGACATATCAGAGTGTGATAAGGATACATAACAGTTTCTAACTGGCCCTGTACCAATTTTCATTGCACCGCCAACCATGTTTGTAATGGTTCGGCAGTTCTGTCTTTTAAGCATAGTTGTTACTTTGCCAATATCACTACGCGTCATTTCTGTGATATTGTCAGCATTTATACCACCTGTGCAATTATAGACAGATGCTGTAGCCGCGAGTGCATCGCGAGTTAGAGCATCCATAGTGGTACGCATCTGGATTCCAAGCACCTTAACAGCTTCGTTCATCACAGGATCAACGTTCAGCAGCGTTGCTTGCTCTGTAAGTATCATGTGCTTACCATAGAACTTGGGTTTAACGTCAATCTTTCTGTTACTTCAGCTCACGCTTACTGACCTCTTGAGTCTTAGACTCTTTAGGCGGGGCTGCACTTCGGCTTGCCCTCAAGGACTTTCGTCTCCTTGGTCGGACTATCACATCGCTTGTAAAAGCGTCTCTGGGTTTAGTCTCTCACGCTGCACGATCCATATCTGCTTGCGCCTTGTCGCCATAGCTTTTGCCTTAGGCTTTCAAGTCGATTACCAAAGATTTTTAGTGGACATTGTTATGTTTATCCACTCGGCTCATGTTTATTGGAGGTGGAATAATTGGGCTATCTTCAAGAGGAACCATAGCGTTTTCTAGTCTGTTGGTACGTGATACCCTAAAAATGTAACCTGAATTGGCTGACATCTTCTTATCCATTGCCAACATACCGTGGATCAATCCAGGTACTTCAATGGATAGCATCTTATCTGTCCACGCAATCTGCGTAGGTGATGGTAAAGATTCCGTATTTACAATGTTCATAGAATTTCCATTAAGATAAAAATAGTTTATTTATCTTAAGTTGGACAAAGACTTAAATGTTTATTGTCCTGAGAGTGGCAAGTCTCCCGTATTGCCGAATGGAGGCGGCAAGTCTCCGTATTGCCGAATGAGTTAACAACTTCTCATTACCTTATTGTTATAACAATTATAAATCTTAAAGAGATAAGAAAACAAGAAAAAAGTTTCTGGTCCTATGCGAGAAGGAGAGATGAGGATAAAAACATAATCGCATAGGACCATTAAGAATATTTATTATCTACAGTATCTTTCTACTTCTGCGCGTAGTGTTGCTTTTCTCTCTTCAGTTAACTCGTCATCTGCATACTCACCAGCTTTTGATAGCGGTGAATTTCCTTGACGGGCTGTAACTGATGCAACAGGTCTAGGCTTGGATAAATTAGCTTGTACACGTTCACGATCTTTAGTTACGGTCTTGGTTGGCTCTTCTGCATAAATACCAAACTGCTTCATGGCTTTATACATAGACTTAGCAACTTTGTAAGGGTCAGCATTAGAATTAAGTAACGACTCAGCGATGTCAGGGTGTTCAGCTTTAAATAGCTCAATATTGTCATCTGTAAAGACTTTATTGAAGTCAGCATGCTCAGCATTAAGCCTTGCTTCTGTAACCTCTAGAGCCGTTTTTTGTTTGTATTGGTGCAACTCTTTCTTGAGGTCGCGCATCTCATTAACAATGCGCTTTAAATCTTTACCTTCAGCAAAGTTGTTCTCATCAATGTTGAAGTCGTCTGGTGAGACATGAGTGTCTATTGATTGTGATTGTCCAGATTGTTGATACTGTTCTTGTTGTTTAATTTTATTCAACAAAGCATCACGCTCTAGTTTCAACTGTTCTTTTTCTTTATTAATACGATTAAAATGTTTTGCTGATATACGTTCAGCTTCTGTTAATGGCGTAATTTCAGGTTCCGAAGTTTTATTTTCAACCATTTCAGCAGTGTTTTCACTCTGATTTTCAACCATTTCAGTGTTTGGTTGTTCTGCTGCGGTTTCTTTAACTTCTGTGTTTTCTGTATTTTCAATAACATCTTTTCCATCGGACATCTAAATCTCCCTTATTTAGTTGCATATCTTTTTAAAATTTCACCAACAAGTATTACATGATCAAGATTAATGCGAATTGATTTATCTTCATCTAAAATAGGCTCTGAAGTTATTTGATTCTTATCATAATTAAATTGAGTTGTTTTATCATTATAGGCCCATATAAATCTATCTTCATCAAACTTGGTATAAGCTTCAAGAATCCAATAATCTCTATTCATAGCAATATCAGTAAAATAGAAACGTCTTTTAACATATGTATCCATCTAAATCTCCTATATATCGACGATGCTAATAACTCATATCTACTGTTTCCGGCCTAACTTCATCAAGCCAAGATTCGCCGTTGAGTATTTTAGCTTGTCTTAGCAAGTCGCCTTGCTTATCTCTCAATACAAAATTTAATAATGCCCAACGATCAGGACTAACTTGTGTACTGTTATCCACATACCAATTGTACGTCTCTTGATCAGGTAATGTCCAGATATGTTCCATGGTACCCGAATCTTTATGATACTTCAAAACTGTCTGATCATATTCAGGACTAGGACATACAGGTTGTACAAATGGCAATAAATGAAAGACAGGCCTACCACCAAAAATAACCTCATGCTTATTTAAGATAACAATGTAAAAGTCCTGGTTGGGTAATCCCTTAAGCCCAACATCAAGACAGTTTTCTATCATCTTATCCCATTCAGATAAATCTTGCGCTGTCTGTTCCTGAAAATTAAGAGTATCTGGCTTTTTAAAATCCAGATCCATGGCATGCTCGCCGATTGTCTTGTGTTTACTCATCTCTTTTCTCCAAAAAAGGGGCAAGATCAGTCCCACCCCCATGTAAAGAGAGTTTATGGTATCTTGCTTCCCAATGTAGAATCAAGTTTAAACTCGGATGAGCTTACAGGCTCAACATTCTTTTTTGATTTCTTACCCTTTGGTTGGCTTTCCTCTAAGCAGGGAGGACAACCAAGAAGGTTATAAGCAATCTCCCGAGCTTTATTACTTGTTCTTGGCATTGCTGGCATTAGATTTGCCTTGGCTTGATGTTTGTGCCTTTAATGTTGTCTTTTCTAATCTGTTTGTCTATACCCTCACGTGAATCTCCAAGATCCACTTCTGGCATAGATGGGAGTGGTGCATCCCAGTTTTCAAATGACGCTTTATCTGTATTACGTTTGGGTTGATACCCACCATGGAATTTTGCCATGTTCTTACCCTTCAATAGAAACTACGGTTAGTTAAGCCGTAAGGTTAATTAACAACCCCTAACTACGAGGTTTACTTTTTATCTTTCTTACAAGGCTTCTTAGCCTTTTCCATAATCTCATCGTGCCATTTCTCATGCTTTAAGTTTTCTTTGTCAACTTTATTCTTGTGTATCTTCTCTATTTTTTTATACTTTTTTGATTCTGCCATTTCTTTACTTTCATCTTGTGCAGATTTTTCTATCTCTGCTATTTCTTCTTTAGTTAATCTCTTCTCAAGTAATTCTCTAAATGGTTTTGTTTTCATCTATTCCCATAAATTTAAGAAATTCACATTTGCAAACTTCACATAAATCAAAATGCAACAAATGGCTACTAGATGATATCATTCTGCCATATTGGTCTATAGGGTCATAAGTAATGTCATAGCCTAAAGCTGGGTGTATAATATCTTTCTTGCATTTATCACATCTACGAATACGACTCATTTTAGTTTTCCCTCTTTATACAATTTATCATAAGCCTTAATAACAATTTCGGTAGCCTTGCGATGAATTTCTAAATTCTCCTCATGCTCTGGGTCATCCGATTTAGTCATTTGTAAATTTTCAATCTTACCCAGATCTATTGTTTGACCGTAGTAGTTGTTAACAGAATCAATTTTTATCTTCATATCAATCCGCCTCGAAATGGTTGGAGTCTGTCTCAAACCATTCGTTATTCTTACTCAATGTCTGCCAGTAAGCACCAGCAAACTTATAATACTTCTCTTTAGTTAAATATTTACCATCTTTAAAAAGATTAAGATCTATAGCTAATCTATAACAATGATTAGAATCACGTATACCGATACCTTTTTCCGCATAGATCTCAGCTTGCTCTTTAGTTCTAAACGTTTCACCTAGCGTAACGTCGTAGCCCGCAACGTTAAGGTAATGTATCAACTTAGCTACATTCTTTGCAAACTCTGCTTGTCTTGGTACAAAAGGTATATCTTTACGAAGTGGGTTGGCGGTTGTGATTGTATAGTCCATCATGCTACTTAAAAGAAGGGGTGCGAGGATAATTTTAAGGTTCATTGAGTTCCTTGTGTATTAGTTTTAGGGGTTGCTGTAGGCGAAGCTCCACCACTCGTGGCCTCCTGTTTTACAACTTGCTCTTGCTGCTTTATCATTTGCTGCATCATAACCATCTCTTTAAGATGTGAAATATCTAAGCTATCCAGTTCTTTAAATGCTTTCACTAAATCAAGCACTGCTGCATTCTCATCACGTACAGCTTGTGCACGGCGCTCTACTGCGAGCGCTTGATT